TACGGACACATTGAAAAATTCATAGAACGCCTGGGTGAGAGATACAACATTCGTGAAATTGCCTTCGACCGTTGGGGCGCAACGCAGATGGTTCAAAACCTCGAAGGTATGGGCTTTACTGTTGTTCCCTTCGGTCAGGGCTACAAAGATATGTCCCCTCCGACAAAAGAGCTAATGAAGCTCGTACTTGAAGAGAAAATCGCCCACGGAGGTCATCCGGTTCTCCGTTGGATGATGGATAACATTTATATCCGCACCGACCCGGCGGGAAATATCAAACCGGATAAAGAAAAATCCACAGAAAAGATTGACGGTGCAGTTGCCACGATAATGGCACTTGATCGAGCAATACGATGTGGCAATGACACAAGTGCCAGCGTTTATGATGAACGCGGGCTTTTGTTTATATAAGGAGGTACAATGGAAAAACCTATAAAGCACGTGGTTTCACTTTCCGGTGGAAAAGACTCCACAGCAATGCTCCTCCGAATGATAGAAGAAGGCAGACCCGTTGACCTCATTTTGTTTTGCGACACAGGGTTAGAGTTTGAAGGTATGTACCGCCACATTGATAAGCTCGAAGCGTACATCGGTCAGCCCATTACCAGGCTCAAATCAAACTACGATTTTGAGTATCTTCTTTTGGAGCATATGCCAAAGCGAAAGAACCCTGAATTGTTCGGTCGCAAAGGCTACAGTTGGAGCGGCCCCCGTAATCGTTGGTGTACAGCTATGCTCAAGCAACGAGTCATAGACAAATACCTACGGGAAATCTCGAAAGAATACACCTTGAAACAGTATATCGGTATCGCAGCAGACGAGCCGGAACGAATCAAGGACTATAATTACCCTTTGGTTGAATGGGGTATGACCGAGGCAGATTGCCTTGCCTATTGCAAAGCTCGAGGATTTGATTGGGATGGGCTGTATGACATCTTCCACCGCGTTTCTTGTTGGTGTTGCCCCTTACAATCCTTTGACGAACTCCGCAAGCTCCGAAAGTACTTCCCGGAGCTGTGGGCGAAGCTCGGAGAATGGGATGAAAAAACGTGGCGAACCTTTCTCAAAAAATACTCCGTGAAACAATTGGATATCCGCTTTGCTTTTGAAGAGGAGCGTCTTTCACAAGGGCTCCCCATCAAGGGTAAGGCGTTTTTTGATGCCCTTAATGAAAAACTGAAAGAAGGTGATGGATAATGGGACTCTTCTCCGGCTTGTTCAAATCAAGAGATAAGCCTCAAAACAGTACAGTTGGTAGTTCCTACACATTTTATATGGGCGGGTCTACCTCCGGGAAACCCGTCAATGAGCGTTCTGCAATGCAGATGACGGCTGTTTATTCCTGTGTCCGTATCCTTGCAGAAGCTGTCGCAGGATTGCCGTTACACCTTTACCGCTACACCGAATCCGGTGGCAAGGAAAAAGCAATCGACCATCCGTTATATTTGCTTCTACACGATGAGCCGAACCCTGAAATGTCAAGTTTTGTTTTCAGAGAAACGCTTATGACACATCTTTTGCTTTGGGGAAATGCGTATGCACAAATCATCCGTAACGGCAAAAACGAGGTTATTGCACTTTACCCTTTGATGCCGAACAAGATGAGCGTGGATCGAGATGAACACGGACAGCTTTACTATACTTATCAACGCTCCAACGATGAAGCTGCGACAATGGAAGGCTCGTCCGTAGTTTTGAAGCCCTCCGAAGTTCTCCACATTCCCGGACTTGGCTTTGACGGACTTGTCGGCTATAGCCCAATTGCAATGGCAAAAAACGCTATCGGTATGGCTATTGCCTGCGAGGAATACGGGGCCAAGTTCTTTGCAAACGGCGCACAACCGGGCGGTGTTCTGGAACATCCGGGCACCATCAAGGACCCACAGCGTGTGCGTGAAAGTTGGCAGAGGTCATTTGGTGGTAGCGGAAACGCAAACAAGATAGCAGTTCTTGAGGAAGGTATGAAATACACTCCCATCGCTATCTCACCGGAACAGGCTCAATTTCTCGAAACCCGTAAATTTCAAATCAACGAAATTGCTCGAATTTTCAGAGTGCCTCCGCATATGGTGGGTGACCTTGAAAAGTCGAGCTTTTCAAATATTGAGCAGCAGTCTCTTGAATTCGTAAAATACACCCTTGACCCTTGGGTCATTCGTTGGGAGCAATCTATTATGCGTTCCCTGTTGACCCCGGAGGAAAAGAAAACGTACTATGCGAAATTCAACCTTGACGGCTTGCTCCGTGGCGATTACCAAAGCCGTATGAACGGCTACGCCATCGGAAGACAGAACGGATGGATGTCCGCAAATGACATCCGTGAGCTTGAAAATCTCGACCGCATCCCCGCAGATGAAGGTGGAGATTTGTATCTTATTAACGGCAATATGCTCCCCATGCGAAATGCCGGAGCTTTTGCAAATATATCACCTAACGATGATGGAAAGGAGGAAACACCCGATGAAGAAGTTTTGGAACTGGACGAACCAGGAACAGACGGAGACAACTCCGGCGGAGAGAACTCTGCATCTCAACGGAACAATCGCAGAAGAAAGTTGGTTTGATGATGACGTCACACCCCAGCTTTTCAAAGAAGAGTTGCTTGCAGGTAGCGGTGATATCACCGTGTGGATTAACAGCCCCGGTGGCGATTGCGTTGCTGCCGCTCAAATCTACAATATGCTGATGGACTACAAAGGTTCTGTAACGGTCAAGATTGACGGCATCGCGGCTTCGGCTGCTTCCGTTATCGCAATGGCAGGTACTACAGTACTGATGTCCCCGGTATCGATGCTTATGATTCATAACCCTATGACTGTCGCTATGGGCGATAGCTCGGAAATGGAAAAAGCCATCGAAATGTTGGCAAGCGTAAAGGATTCCATTTTGAATGCTTACGAACTCAAGACCGGACTCTCACGTGCAAAGCTCTCGCACCTTATGGATGCAGAAACCTGGATGGATGCCACAAAGGCAGTCGAGCTTGGATTCGCAGACGGCATTCTTACTCGCAACTCCGTTGCTACTGCAAGTGCGGATGACGTTGATGGCGAGCAGTTAAAGCTCGATCTCGAATCTGACACACCTAAAACCGAGGTGACGGATTCAGCCCCCAACACCTCAATGCTTTTCTCTCGCAAAATGGTCGAGACCAACTTGAAGAACAAGTTGCACCACCACTTGCTTGCAGAGGCAGCCAAAATCAAGCCCAAAGAGGCGAAACCCACCGGTCGCAAAATCGATGACCTTTACGACCGACTCAATCTTTTGAAACATTAATAAGGAGGAAAAACTTATGACTATTAACGCACTTCGCGAAAAACGCGCAAAAGCTCTGAATGCTGCTATGGCATTCCTCGATGCCCACAGAAATGATAAGGGCATTCTTTCCGTTGAGGACGATGCAACATACTCTCGTATGGAACAGGAGATCATCGACCTCGGCAAGGAAATCTCCCGTATGGAGAGACTTGAGGCGGTGGACAAGGAAATGTCCAAGGCTACAAGCACTCCTCTCACCGCAAAGCCTGACTCCGCAAAGGCTGATACCAAGGTCGGTCGTGCCTCCGATGAGTACGCTACCGCCTTCTGGAACCACACTCGTGCAAAGCACGACACTATGATGCCCGAAGTAAGAAACACCCTCAAGGTTGGTGTTGATACCGAGGGTGGCTACCTCGTTCCCGATACCTTTGAGAAGACTCTCGTGCAGGCACTCGGTCACGACAATGTGGTTCGTTCCCACGCTCACGTATTCAAGACCGCTTCCGGTAGCCACAAAATCCCCGTTGTAACTTCCAAGGGTACTGCTTCTTGGATTGACGAGGAGGGCGCAATTCCCGATGGCGATGATACCTTCGGTCAGCAGCTCATCGGCGCACACAAGGTTGGCACTATTATCAAGGTTGCAGAGGAACTGCTCAACGATTCCGCTTTCGACCTTGAGAGCTACTTTGCTACCGAATTCGCACGTAGAATCGGTAACAAGGAGGAAGATGCCTTCTTTAACGGCGATGGCGTAAACAAGCCCCTCGGCTTGCTTGCTGACAATGGTGGCGCAGAAGTAGGCGTTACTACCGCTTCCGCTACTGCCATTACCGCAGATGAAATCATCAACCTCTTCTACTCCCTTGACGCTCCCTACCGCAAGAAGGCTGTGTGGATTTTCAACGACAGCACTATGGCGGCTAT